CCACCCCACGGCGTTGTCGAGGCCCTGCCGGATCGCGCGCACCATCGCCTCGCCAGCATCCCTGGCGCGGCCGGCGATGTTCCCGGCGAGGTTGGCGAGCGCCGACCAGGCCCGGCCCGGCAGCCCAGCGAACCAACGGACGATGCTGTTGATCATGTCCGGGATGACCGAGTGTCCGACCAGATGATCAGCCAGCCACTCAAAGGTGTGCGCAATCGTGGTCGTCAGCCACGTCACCGCATCGATCGCAGGCTGAAACGCCCGCCGCAAACCCTGCATAAACTTCACCAGCAGAGTCAGCGCCGGAATGACCACCCGCGTGATAACGCCAGTCGCCAGAATCGTCAGCGCAATCGTGAGCTGCGTCAACGGCGGAATAAGCGGGATCAGCGCAGGCAGCAGATTCAGCAGGAACTGCGTGCTGAGCAGCATCAGTTGCGGCAGGAGCGGCGCAATTGCCGTGAGGATCTGCCCGGCCGAGGTAGCGAATTGCAGGAACATCGGCACGAGCTGCGGAATGATCGGCAGCAGTTGCATAAACGCTGCGAGGAATTCGTCAGCGTACTGCGTGACGAACTGCCCAACCACCTTGCCGAGGCCGTCGATCACGGGCACCAGACCCATACCGAGCTGCGACAGCGCCTTGTCGAGCACCGGCGCCGCCCGGTGGAACACGTCCACCAGCGTCCCGGTCAGCTTGACCAGCGGCGGCAGCAGCACCCGACCGAGCTGCACCAGCGGCGGCGCCAGAGCGGCGAACAGGTCGCCGACCAGCGTCAGGATCGGCGTCAGCACCGGCCCCAGCGAGGCGATCATCTGCCCCACGACCGGCAGCAGCGGAGCGACCGCATCCGAGAGCTGTCCGACCGCCACCGCGGCGGCCAGCAGCACCGGCCCCAGCGCCGCAATGATCGGACCGAGCGCCTTGCCGAGCGCCTGCACGAGACGCTGCGCCGGCGGCCCGAGCGCGGTCAGCACCGGCGCGATCACCTTGAGCGCCTGCACGACCAGCGGCGCGGCCGTCCGGCCGATCGCCGCCATCGTGTCGAACAGGGCGTGTAGCGCGCCCTGGACCGCGGGCGACTTGAACGCGCCCGCAAGCGCGCCGGTGATGTCCTTGAGGACGCCGAGGAAGCCGCCGCCCGCTGACTGCGCCGCGCCCATGATCGACCCGAGGATCGAGAAGACGTTCCCGCCGATGGTGCCGATTTCCTTGATCAGGCCAATGGCCGTGTCGATGGCCTTGGACATCTCGCCCGAGGCAAACGACCTGCTCAGCGAGGCGGCGATCAGGTCGAACGAATGGCCCGCCGCAGCCGTCAGCCGGCCGAAAGCGGGCGCGCCCGCCGCAGCGATCTGGCCGAACGCTGTGACGACCTCGGCCGGCACCCGTGACAGGTTGTGCAGACCGGCCGAGGCTCCGTCCAGCGCCGTGCCGAGCGTGCCCGACCGGCCCAGCTCCCGAGCAGCAGCCAGCACGCCGACCGCCATGCCGTTGAGGGCCCCCGCGGTGTCGGTCAGCGACCGTCGGAGCTGCGGCAGTACCACGGCCGCCGTCGCCGCCACCGCGCCAGCGAGCCCGGCGAAGAGCCGTTGCTGCACGCTCAACCGGAGCGCGTCCCAAGCGGGCTGGAGAGAGATGATCTCCCGGACGAACGCTTGGGCGTTCGGCGCGAGCTTGGCCATGGCCGCGGCCAGAGCGTTCACGCCGCCAGCAGCGCCGCCGCCGCCTGCGGACTGCGCCATGGCCTCCTGTGCCTGGCGGATCGCGTCAAGGCCCTGCTGCATCGTGCGGGCCTGCTGCTCGCGCGCGTTCGAGAGGGCCTGCTCCTTGTCGCCTACGTCGCGGGTGGCTTTGGCGGCGTTGTTCTGTGCGTCCGTGACGGCCTTGCTGCCGTTGACGCCTGCCTTGTTGGCCGCGTCGGTGTCGTCCTTGAGGCGGGACACCTGGAGCTGCTGCTCCTTGAGTGCCTGCGCGGCCTCGCGGATGGCGAGCTGGTCGCGGGCGATCTGCTCGGCACCGGCGCCCTGCGCCTCGTCGGCCGCGAGCTGCGCCTTAGCGTCCTCAAGGGCGTTCTGCGCGTCCTCGGCGGCGTTCTGCGCGTCAATCAGGCTGTTGTTCTGGTCCTCAAGATCGCGTGCGGCCTGCTTCCGGGCGTCGTTGACGGCCTTCTGTGCCGCGAGGGCGGCCTTCTGCGCGTCGGTGAGATCCCGCTCGGCGTGCGCAACCTGCTGCACGGCCTGCTGGTTCGCGTAGGCAGCGTTCTGCGTCGCCCGCTGCAAGTTCCTCTGCGCGTCCGCGGCCTTGTTCGCCGCTCCCGCCGCTGCGCCGCCGCCCCCGACGGCGGGGGCGAACGCCGCCTTGAACGCCGAGCCGATACCGCCCGTGCCGATCTTGACGGCGGCGACCGCAGATGCCAGCGACACCACGGCTGTGGCGCCGACCAGCGCGGCTGGCGCGATGTTCGCCAGCGTGGCGACCAGGCCAGCAATGATCGGCACGCCAGCGCCGACCAGCGCCACCGCAGACGCCAGACCGCCGAGTGACCCGATGCCACCCGACACCACGCCGAACAGCGACGACAGGGTGCCCAGCAGGCCGCGCGCCTCGGAGTCGTCCGCGTGCACGTCGACCGTCGGGTCGAGACTGTCCACGTGGTGTGCGGCCGCGTCGACCTCGCCGAGTTGCCGCAGCGCGGAGGCAGCCTCAGCCCGGACGAACACCTCAGGGTCGATGGTGCCCAGCACCTCGGCACGCCGGAACACCTCGTCAAGCGCGTTGATCGCGTTGCCGACCTGCGCGCCCACCTCGGGCTCCGGGTGCAGCTCGCCGAGCTGCACCAGGTCTGCGCGGATTGCCGCGACGTGCTCTTGCGCCTGCTCGGTCGTGATGTCCACGCCGATGCGCATGTCGCGCAGCAAGGCGAGGCGCTGCCGCAGCGCCTCCACCTCGCGGTCTGCCTCGCTGCTGTCCGCGGTGATGTCGATCGGCGGCAGCTCGGACAGGATCTCGTCGAGCCCTGCGCGGACACGGCGGCCGGTGACCTCCGCGTCCGCGGCCAAGCCGTGCATCATCGCTTCGGCGCGGGTGATGCCCGCGACGGCCGGCGTGGGGTCCACGTCGAACGTGGCGAGCAGGCTGCCGACGTTGAGCGACATGGCGGCCCCCTACAGGTTTTCGAGCGATGCCCTCACCAGGGCCGGGTCATCGACGATCCGCACCCATGGCATGGCGACCTGCTGCCATAGCGAGTCGCCCGACAGGCCGCCGAGCAGCGCGCCGAAGCGGCGCGTGGTCAGGCGCGCGATGTCTTGCGGGTCGAGGCGGTACTCGCGCGCGAAGTCGGCCTCGATGCACTGCCAGTGGAGGACGATCGCGCGTTGGTAGCGGCTCGGCGGGCCGCTCGGTTCGGCCCGCCAGGGGCTTTTCCCTCGGCCTCGGCCTGCGTGACGATGTCGTACGCCTCGCGGAACGATGTGGCCTTGCCCGAGCCGTTGGCGAAGCCCCAGGCGAGCACGACGCGCAGTTCGGCCGCGCCCATGCCGGCGTCGCGCCACTGGTCGAGCACGCCGTCACCGAACACGAGGGCGACCAGCTCGCGCACGTCCTCGTCACGGTCGGAGTCGCGCAGCTCGTTCATGCGCTGCTGGAAGATCAGCGGCAGGTCGGACGGGACGGGCACCTCTACGCCGCGGATCACCTCGGTGACCCGCGCGGCGTTGACCTCGGCCCAGAAGTCGTCCCACGACTGCGCGTCGTTCTGCGCCTTCGCGGCGCGGGCAGCCGCCATCAGGACTTGACCGCCGTGGTGGACGCACCGGAGCGGGTGAAGCTGGCGCCCCAGCTTTCCTTGTCGTTGTTGCCGCCGCCCTGGTCGTCCAGCTCGCACGTGGCGTTCCAGACGGTCCAGTTGACCGCGCCCGGGCCGGCGAAGCGGATCGTGCCGACCGAGTCGTCCGACTTGGCCGCGCCCAGAGTCTCGACGAGCGCCTGCCCGGCGTCCAGCGCGCCCGTGTCCGGGTCGACCAGCCGGAACCCGGCGAGCTTGAGGGTGAGGCCGCGCTGCATGATCTGCTGCTCGTAGTCGCCATCGCTGCCGTACGTGGTGGTGTCGGCGTTGGCCGAGGTGTGGCCGATCGTGTGGTTGTTGATGCCAGTCGGCGCGATGTCCACCCAGGTCCCGGGCGCGCCCGGGTCCTCGATCTGGAATTCACACCCGCGGGAGTCGTACTTGGTGGCGGTCATGGGCGGGCCCTCCTCGGGCATGCAGAAGTGGCCCGCCGGCCGGACGGCCGCGGGCTGGTGATGATCGATCAGGCGGGGCGGTGGACGCTCGGCGCGTACACCTCAAGGGAGAAGTTGACGACGTACTCGGGGCGGCCCGTGTCGTCCTGCCCGAGGCTGCTCGGCGTCTGGTTGGCGACCGCCAGCAGCAGATACGTTCCGTCCGGCAGTGTGACCGGCCCGAGGCCGTTCAACTCCTCGTAGATCGCCTGCGCGCGGGCGCGTGCGATGCGCGGGTCCGACGCCGCGCGGGTGCGGACCTGGACGTTCGGGCTGTCGTAGGGAAGCTTGCTGTCGATCGGGGCGCCGCCGTACAGGGTCAGGCACACGGCCTCATCCGGAGCGGCCGGCATCAGGTCGGAGAACGCATCACCCGTGACGCCGTCCGGGTCGTACGTAAGCAGGTCAGCGGCGGCGAGGCGCCGCAACAGGCCGTCGGCGAGATCAGCCATGCAGCCACTCCCGGAAGCTCACGGCCATGAGTTGGAGCATGATGTCAGCCTCCGTGTTCATGGCGTTTTCCAGGTACTTCGCGTTCCGGCCCGGCAGGTGTTTCCAGGTCAGTTCCTCGTGCTGCCGGCGGGCATACGGGGTGTCGTAGGAGATCGCGCCGTTGAGGCCGCTCACGATGACCTTGCCGGACCGTTCGAGGGTGCCCTCGTCGAGTGGCACGTGTTGGTTGGAGACGCCGAGGCCGTGTTCCAGGGCCCTGGTCAGGCCCGCGGCTGCGACGCGCTGAAAGCGGCCGCCGAAGATCCGGCGGCCCTGCCAGTCAAGGCGTGCGGTCTGCGGCACGGCCGCCCCCTACTTGAGCTGCACCTCAAGGTGCGACGGCACCGGCAGGCCGCCACCGTCGCGCCGTAGCGCGGCGATGACCGACGTGACACGGCCGTCCGGCAGCGTGACACGCGACTGCGCGGGCGCCGTGGTGTCGAGGCGCGGCCAGAACGTCGAGGTTGACGACACCTGTGTGCCGTCGGCCGCCCGTACCATCCGGGTCTGCTCGTCGAGGAAGCCCTCAACGGCGACCGGTGGCCCGTACTTCGGCCCGTACGCGGTGGCGCCGAGGTACGGCTCGATCGTGACCGTGTGGCGGAGTAGCCATCCGGGGATGTTCACCAGCCCACCACCATGCCGAGCCGGAACACGTCCGGGTGCAGGTCGGGCGACTGGAGCGCGTCCCACGCCTTCGGCGCGACCTCGCGGGCTGCGGAGTCCGCGCCGGAGATCGCCGTATCGGGGCGGCGCATCATCACCGTGCCGATGCGCACCTCGTTCCAGCCGGCGCCGTCCGCACCGAGGGAGTCGCCGAGGCCGATCCACCACTGTGCCTGCGCGCATGTGGCGTCGCGGAACGCCTCGGCCACGGCCGTGACGGTGGGTTGGCCGGTGTCCGGGTCGGCCTGGTAGTAGCAGAGCCGGAACACCTCGGCGTCGAGCATCCGCGAGGCGTCCGCGAGCTTGACGCCGATGTCCGCCGGCGGAGTCTGCCCGGCGTAGGTCTGGTAGTCGTCCGCGGTCGCGTAGACCCTGGCCATGGCCGGTCACCCCTTCCGGGTCAGGCGGATGCGCCGATCACGATCACGTCGTAGGTGACCGAGGTGCCGGCGCCGCCGTTGGCGACCTGCAACAGGTCGCCGGTGGCCGCCGTGACGGGGTAGGCGGTCGCGCCCGGAGCGGTCAGCAGCAGCAGGCCGCCCGGCTTGACCTTCACCTTGTCGGTGGGGTCGCCGACCCACGACGCGAAGCCGTTGCTGGCGACGCCCCCGACTACCACGTCGTTGACGTTGGCGTCGGCCGCCCGGATCAGCAGCGCCTTGACGCGGGCGAACGTCAGGGTCGCGCCGAACGCGCCGGTCAGGGTCCCCGAGAGGTCCAGCGATTCGGAGGCGGACGCGGCGAGCGTGCGCGTGTCCGTCCACAGAAGATCGGCCTGTCCGGCGGCGGTTCCGCTGGGCATGTTGGTGGTCTTGTCGTAGGTGACCGGGAACCGCGAGGTTCCGAGGTCCAGCGCCGAATACTGCACGGCCGTCAGGGCGACGCGCAGAGACGATGTGAGCGACATCAGGCGTCACCCTTCCCGTACTTGTCGATGAGGTCCGACTTGGTCATGGCCTCGGCGTCGTCCGGGCGAGCGCCCTGTGCGACGGCCCATCCGACCCATTCGGCCTTGGGGGCGGCCTGCGCCGGGCGCTCGGTCGGCGGGGCGGGCACAGACGGCTCGGCGTCGCCGGTCCAGTCCGTTCCGTCCTCGTTGACGCGCGTCAGGTGGCCGCGGGTGAGCCGATCGGTGATCGACTCGTGCAGGGGGAGAGCGAGACGGAAGATCGTCCCGCCCTCCCCGCGGACGAACACGTGGTCGGCGGCGTCCATCAGTGCCGCGGCACCTTGAACGCCGTCACGGTCATGGCGACCGACGTTTCGACGATCAGGGACCCGTCGGGCTGGATGAACCGCGCCGACTCGAACGGGCCGAGCCACGCCGCGGTGCCGGTGGCGACGGTGACCGTGGTCGAGCCCTGGCCGCCGGACGTGGCGAGCGGCTGCGAGCCGGCCAGCACGGTGGCCGTGCCCGAGCCGCCCGAGGCGTTGGCCACGCGGATGACGGTCAGCTCCGGAAGGGAGCCGCCGCCGGACGTGGCGGGGATCTGCGCGCCGTTGCCGGCGCCGGAGGTCACCGCGGTACCCGCCGGGTCGGCGAGGTTGCCGTTGGTGTTGAGGTTGCTGTATGCGACAGCGGTACGAGCCATGAGAAGGGGTCTCCAGTCCTGGTCAGGCGCCGACGGTCACGAGGGCCGTGGCGAGCGAGTCGGGGCGGATGACCTTCGCGCCGTACAGGGTCAGACCCTTCACGGCGTCGCTGAAGCTGTCCTGCGGCCGGTACGCCTCGGTCTTGTTGATCTGCATCGCCATCGAGATGGCGGAGGACACGCCGGCCTGCACGACGAACTCGGAGCCCGAGGTGTTCGGGGCGTTGTTGGACAGCAGGATGTCGAACCCGGCCGCCCGGCCCACCATGCCGTTGCGCAGCGCGGTGCCGCCGTCGCCCGACTCGTTGACCTTGATGAACCGCGGGTCGCGCAGCAGGACGCCGTGCTGATCGGGGGTGACGACGACGTACCGGCCCTCGGTGGCGACGTTCGCCTTGTCGAGGCGGATCTTGAGGGGCACGAGGACGTTGTCGTAGAACTGGCCCGGGCTGGCGATCGACACGGTGATCGAGCCGAGCGCGTTCGCGGACTGCGTGCCCGTGTACAGGTTCGCTACGAACTGGTCGATCACGTCGGCCAGGCCGTACGCGGCCTCGCTCATGGCCTGCGGGATGACGTTGCCGCGGGCCTGCCGAGCGTCCACGTCGTCGACCTCGAACGCGAAGTACTTCGCCTGATCCACGACGAGGGTCTTCTGCGCGTCGGTGAGCTGTTCGGGGTTGATCGTGGTGACGCCCGGCGTGTACGTGCCGATGGTCGGGCGGCTGATCGAGGTGATGCGGACGGTGTCGCCGGCCTGCGCGATCTCGCCCTCGTAGTCGTGGTTGACGATCTGGGGGCCCGCGTAGACGAGCTGCTTCCGCAGTGCCACGAGCAGGTTGGCCGACCAGATTTCCGGCCGGAAACGAGTGATGGCCACGGCGGGCCCTCCTTACGGTTCAGCCCCCGAGCAGGTTCCGCAGTCGGCCCTCGGCCTGTGCGGTGACGATCTCGTCGGGGGTCATGGATGCGAGCTGGTCCTCGGTGACCTGCTGCGGGCCGTTGTTGCCGGCGCCGGACAGGTCGGCGGGGCCGCGGGGCGGTCCCGGGGGTGTTGCGGGTGCGGCGGCAAGCGCCGGGTTCGCGGTGACGGCGGTCTGCGCGGCAGCCACGAGGGCCGCGGTGTCGGCCGGGTCGATGCCCTTGACGGCCTCCATGAACGCGAGGGAGTCGCGCAGGGCCGTCGGGTTGGCGCCGTGCTGGCCGGCGGTCTCGTACAGGGCGGCACGCACCGCGTTGGTGCGGGCCTGCTCCTGCGCGGCGGTGAGGCTTGCTTGGAGCTGCGCCGGGTCGGGAGCGCCCTGCGGGGTGATGCCGAGCGCCTGCGCGATGCCCTGCAACACGGTCTGCTGCTGCTGCTCGGCGGCGGTCGCCCGGGTGCGGTGGCCTGCGGCCTCCGCGCGGGTGTCCCGGATGATCGTCTGTGCCCAGTCGGGCAGGCTCGCTACGTCCTGCGGCTGGCCCGCCTGGGGCGCGGCCGGGGGAGTGGCGGGCGGTGCCGGTACCGGCGCGGGTGCGGCCGGTGCGGCGGGGGTGGGGTCGCCTGCGGGGGCCGCGGGTGCGGGCGGCGGGGTGGGTGTGGACATGACGGGGCCCTCCTGGAGCCTTGTCGGATACGGGCCGCGCCTGGCGGCCCGAGATCACCGCGCGCGGCCGATCTGCTCGCGGTGGGGTTTGCGTGCCAGGCCCTTGGCGTCCACGAGTTCGCGGATCTTGGCCTGGTAGTCGCGGACGCGCGCGTTCGCCTGCCGGCGGCCGGCGTCGTCCAGTGCCGCAGCGGCACGGCGTTTCCACGCGCGCACCTGGCGCTCGTAGTACCGCTGCTGCTGCGTGTCTGCGTACGTCGCGCCCTGCGGGTGCGGCGGAGTGTCGGGGCGCTGCGTGACGCCCGGCAGGTACACGCTGATGTTGTGGCGGCAGTTCGGATGGAACAGGCCGGCGGCACGTGCCTCGGTCAGTGATCCGGCGACGTGCACGGTCACCTGCTCTGGGGCACGGAACACGCCGCGCAGGCCGGTGGGCTGGATTGCGTGCGGCGCCCGGATGGTGTGCGGGCCCGACGCGCCGTTGATCGCCAGCACCTCGCCCTGCCACGGTTCGCACAACGGGCAGTCGAGCGCGGCCACCGAGACGATGACGAGTTGTTCGCCGAGCGCGGTGAGCTGGTCGACGTGCCCCTCGATCGCGGCGCGGCCGGTCACCGAGCGCACGGCCATCTCGGCGTATGAGGCCATCTCCCAGCGGCGGCCGGCGGTGTCGGTGAATCCGGTGATGCCGCGGGCGGCGAACTGCCCGAGGGCGCGCCCCGCGGTCTGGCGGCGGGTGAGACCGCCGAGCAGCGTGGAGCCGGACACGCGGGCGATGACGTTGCGGTAGATGTCCAGCGGCTCACGGAGGATGCGTTGGAACACCGGGCCCTGTTCGTCCACGGCGGCATTGGCGAGGCGTTCGGCCTGCGAGGCGCCGGGCAGGTGCAGGGCGGCGAACGCCCTGCGGCCCTCGTCGAGGGCTCCCAGCTCGGCCACGGCGGACTGTCCGCCGCGGCGGTACGCCTCGGCGACCGCGCGGCCGATCGCGCCGGACGCGTCGGCCTGCAAGGCGTTGGCGACCTGCTCGACTGCGCGCCGCACGTCGCCGATCGCAGCGAGCTTGAGTTCGGCCCACTTCGGCGACTCGATGCCCTCGGCGAGAGCACGCGCGAGGATGCCCAGCAGGGCCGCCTCGGCGTCCTCGTAGATCACGGCGACCGCGCGGGCAAGGTCTTCGGCATCCGCCGGACTGGTGGGCACCGCTCACCCCCCGGGGTCAGATGTTCGGCGCCTCGGGCCCTGGCGGCTGCGGCGGCACGTCCTCGGGCGGCTGGACCACGCCGCCGAGCGGCGGCATGAGGCCGCGCCCACCGACGCCGAGCGTCGTCGGGTCCTCAACAGAGCGGCCGGCCTCGCCCGCGATGTCGTTGACCTCGTCCTGTACGCGGGTGTCGTCCCAGTCGGGATGCACCATGCGCACCAGGGTCTCGGTCGATGCGGCCTCGGCGGTCCGCAGCAGGCTCGCCGTGGTGGCGATGGTCTGCGGGTCCTCGGACACCGAGTCGGCGAACTCGATCAGCGGCTCGATGATGTCCACGCCGGAGCGGTACACGGCCTTGTCGATGGCGAGCAGTGCCTCGAACGCCGCGGCCAGCGCGGGCCGCCAGTACGTGATCTTGCGGTTGCGGGTCGTGAATGACTGCCGCTCACGCGCGACGACCTCGGTTGCGGTCACCGCGGTGTCACCCATCGATCCGAACGTCTGCGCCGAGTAGCCGGCCGAGCGGAGGATCTGCTCCGTCAAGTCCTGTGCGGTGTCGCGATGCTCGGCCACGCGGATCTTGAACTGGTTGAGGGTGATCTGCCCCTCACCAGCACGGTCCAGCATCGTGAGCGGCGCGAACACCTCCTTGTCGGCGTCCCACGAGGACCCCATGCCGGGGCCCTCCGACTGCAACATCGACTTGGGGACGATGATCCGCGACTTGGCGAGCCGCACGTCCCGAATCCAGGAGGTGTACGTCTCGTCGAGCGCGTCGAGCAGCGGCTCGGCGCCCGCGATGTCCGGCCGGCCGAGGTGCGCCGCCGAGGGCGTGCCGCGCCACAGCCTGTTGGGCTTCATGTTCGGCACGTACACGGCCGTCAACTGCTTGATGCCGGTCTCGATGACATCGCCGGCCTGCCCGAGCTGGTCGACCAGGGGCGCCGTCGCGGGGTGCTCGGTCAGAGGGATACGGCGGCCGAGGTTGTCGACATCGCCCTCGTACAGGCCGTGCAGGATGAACCCCTGCTCGTGCCTTTCCAGGTGACGGATCACCTTGCCGCGTTCGCTGCTGGGCAGCGTCCGCCAGAACGTCACCGCGGACAGCCGGCCCCACTGCCACTCGGGCACGGCGAGGTCGGCGGAGATCGGCGAGAACCACGGCGCATCGGTGGCGTCACGGTCCCAGCACACCCGCAGGTACACGCCGCCGAGTGCCGCGCACATCTCCGCGGCTTCCAGCAGCGTGGCGTACATGCCGTCGTCGCAAAGCTCGTCGAGGCGCTGCTGCGTCTTGGACGGGCCCGTGTCGTCGCTCTCGTCGGGCACGAGCAGCTTGGGCGGCTCGGAGAACAGGAGGTTCGCCGAGGTCGCGGAGATATCCGAGGCGAGCGGCACGTGCAGCTTGGTGCGCGGCTGGCCCGAGGTGGTCGGACGGCCCCAGAACCAGCGCTGAAACGCGCGGTTGATGCGGTGGCCCCAGCCGCCGGGCTGCGAGGCGAAAAACCCGGTGTCGCCCGGGTCGCCGCCGGCCACCTGCCCGGTGTAGACGGCGGACAGGGCGTCGGGGTCGCCGGAGTACCAGGCGTCCCAGATCGTCATGCGGTTCGTGACGTGGGCGTACTCGGTGGGCGGCCACGGGCCGGTTTCGGGCAGCGGCACGGCGGCCACCTCCTCGCAGGGTCAGGCGGCCAGGTCGAGCCCGGTCGGTAGGTGCGGGCGCCACAGCGCCTCGGTGGTCCGGATCGCGTACCGCAGCGCGTCGAGCGAGTGATCTTCGAGCTTGACGGGCTTGTCGTCGCCGTTGCCTGCCGCTTTCTCGTCCCACGCGTACACGCCGAACTCGGAAAGTAGGCCGCTACAGCTCGCGTGGACCTTGAGGCGGCCGGCGCCGAGCAGGCTCGACACGGTGCGAATGCCGTCCATCACCGCGTTGTCGGCGCCCACCGGCGTGATGCCGTCGCGGTGAAGCTGCTCGATCATCGACGCGGCCGACGGGTCGACGACGACCCACTCAGGGCTGATGTGCTGCCCGTTGAGCCAGCCGCGGACCTCGCGGGAGTAGTCGGCGTCGGTCATCTGCCGGCGGGTCGTCCGCGACTCGTGGCGCCACTCGGCGGCGGCGTACAGGGTGCGATCCGAGCCGAGGCCGAGCAGCACCGCGGCGAAGGGGTTGATCGTGCCGTAGTCGATGCCGACGGCCAGCCACCGGTGTATCGGCGGCAGCTCGGTGACGACGTGGCGCTGCTCGTCCCACATGTCGTAGACGACGCCCTCGGCGAGGCACCACTCGCCGAGGATGAATCGGCGGTACCACAGGCCCACGTACTCGGCCTTGAGCGCCTGCACGTAGGCGGGCGCAAGCGACGGGTTGTCGTCGAGGGTGAAGTGCCACGAGCCGAGGTCCAACTCGTCGCGCCGCAGGAGGAACTTCTTACGCAGCCAGTGCGCGGGCCCGTCCGGGTTGGTCGTGCCGAGCAGGCGCGCACCGGGCACGGATAGGCGGGCGAGTAGCTGGTTGAAAAAGCCCTCGGGCATGAGGGTGATCTCGTCGGCGTAGGCGAGGTAGACGGTGGCGCCGCGGATGCGGCCCTCTGCCCGAGCGTCGGACGCGCCGATCAGGTGCACGGTGCGGCCGAGGATTACGGCGGTGGTGGCGCCGCGGGTGTGCTGCACCATCGCGGCGAGCGGCCCGAACAGGCCGCGGTCTTGCAGGGGGTCGATGATGTTTCGCTCGATCGTCTGCAACGACCGGCCGCAGATGAGGATCAGGCCGTGCGACGGTGCGCCGGCCACAGCGATCAGGAACGCCAACAGGCTGGCGATGGTCTTCCCGGAGCGGACGGCGCCGGACCAGATGGACAGGCGGTGCCGCTCGCTCTCGGCGATGCTGCGGATCTGCTTCGGCGACAGCGGCAGGGTGGCGAGCATCAGGCCCCCTCGCTGTCTGCCCCCTCCTGCTGCTCGGAGGCAGCGGCGATGGCGCGGATGCCTGCGGCGAGCTGGTCGAGCATCGACACGGCGTCGGCCGCGCCGTGTTCGTCGCGGGGCGGCACGAGCTTGAGGCTCTTGTCGAGGGCGATGGAGACGGACGACATGATCTGTCGTTGATCGGCGAACATCGGCCGGTCGAGGCGCTTCTGCGACCAGACGTTGTCTTTGCCGCCGAACGCTCCGACGGTGCAGGGGGCGAAGAGCTGCGCGTGCAGGGTCTCGGCGGAGTCGTGCAGGGTCGCGGCGAACGCTGTGCGCCGTGCGGCGAGGTCGGCGGAGCGTGCGGCGGTGGCGGCTGCGGTGGCCTCGCGGTCGAACGTGAGGTCAAGCGCGGCGGCGATCTTCGACACGGTGGACGGCGAACGGCCGATCTCCCGCGCGATGTCGTTGCGCGTCTTGCCCTCGGCGTGCAGCCGGCGCACCTGCTCGCGGTCTGCGTCGGTCAGCGGGCGGTTCGCTCCCACGGCTCACCTCCTGCGCGCGGTCGACGGCGCGACCGGGCGCGGGCGGCGGACAGCACAAAGCCCCCGGTGTTGGCCGAGGGCTAGGGCGGTGCGGCCACCGCGGCGGCTGCGCGTTTCCGGGCACGCCGGAGACGCCTCGAACTGTAGATCACGGAATAGTCACGGCGCAACTACCGGCGCGGCGGCTGGCCCCACTGCCCGGGCGGGGTCTGGCCGTACTGCTGCTGCGGCGGGTACTGGCCGGGCGGCGGCCCGTACGCGGGCGGCTGGCCGTAGCCGTAGGGCTGCGGCGGCGGGGCGGCGTAGC